ATTAAATATACAAATAATTCTATGATTTTGCAATGGATTACTATCGATTTTGTGATTATTTAATCATATCCTCCCCTCTAAAAACCAAATTACATATGAAAAAAAACTTAGCCGAAGTAGTTCGGTTGAAGCTCGATAATCAAGAACTTGCTGTTATCCATAACCCAAGCCGCGGAAGCTGAGTGGCACCAGAATTGCTCTTTCATGCCCGGCAAGGATGATACGATCTCATTTCCGTTGGCTTTGTGCGCCCAACGACCGTACTCATAACCCCACCACATGCTTACGCCTTCTGGCTTGATATAAAATACGTTGTTATTCATATTACCTAACTTAGCGTTAGCCGTATTAGGAATAGCGGAATATGCGTTAGTCGATCCAGCGTCAGTGATATTCTCAATAATACAAGAATAAGAGGATCTAGGATACATGCCATTCACTAACTCGCTACGATCTGTCATGTCAGCGTAATCCAAAGAAGGATCGTGCTCGAACTCTACATTTCCGATACCAGGGAGAAAAGCACCCTTAACCTGTACCGGACCTAAAATCATAGCATCATTAGTACCAGAGATAGGATTAGAAGGCAACATACGGTCACTACCCATACCCCAGCTCAAATTACTCAACGTAGTAAAGAAAGCCTCTCTAATCAACTTCTCTAAGTTGACCATAGCCATAGCTCCTACCTTGAACTTAATCTTACGCTCCGTAATAGGAAGATCTTGACGACCACGGAAAATATAAGCGGCAGCAGCCATAAGAGTATCCTTAGTAATACCCATCGGGCGACTATAGTAGATAGTATAACCACGGCGAAGCTGACGGTAGATACCCTCATTCAAATGGATAGGACCATTTTGATCCATAATAATACCACCTTCTTGCCACATCAACTGTCTGGCCTCCAACTTAACCAACTCAGCCATACAGAACACCTCCAACGTAGAGGCTACTTTGGCCGTACGCAAATCAAGTCTACCATTAACAGTCTTACCGATAATAGCCAAATCAGGAATATTACCCTCATACTCACTTCTCATGGCATTCATACGACGAAGAGCGGTCTCCACAAACTCTGAAGTGCTGTTCTGGGCAGCCTGCATGGACTTCATACCAGCATACATAGTTGTCTCTCCTTCAACACCACGGTGGTTTCCTAAGCGGAACTCACAGGTCATGGAACCGGCCTTGTCAGCTCCAGATACCTTAGAGAACTGGGTACTGTACTCACCAAGGGCATGACCGATCTTCCAATAACGGATACCCGGACGCAATTTCTCTTTAGGGAAGTATTTAGCCTTACCGCCAATAACACGACCCCAATAACGTGTCAAGTCTCCTTCTGTCTTAGACGGGATCTCACCTGAGATAAGGATATTACAGCCATTAGCTGCGTCATAGGTAATGACATCATAAGCCGTAAACTCAGAGGTATTCAAAACGATATCAAACAAGCTACCATCAATACCAGGTTTCAGGTGATGACCTGAAGTATCCTCAGCCGTAACGACGGCGAACGTCTTTGTAACAGGTAAATCATAACGGAAAGAAGCCCCGATACCGTTTACGGAGATCGTAGCGCCGTTATTGATCATACCCATATACATCGGGACAGGATAGTTAGCGATATTAGAGAACAAGTTCAACAGACCTAGATGATTCTTGTCCGGATCCTCATAATACCAGCTCGCCAATGAGCCTAAGTTATGCTCTACGAGCGAAGTCTTATAATTCTTGGCATCGGTGAAGGCAATAACGTTATCGCCATTCACGGTAGCCGGAAAACTTTTTGTCAAAAAAGGGTTCATAATTATCTATCTTTTAATGTTATACACTCTTTGATCCACTTAGATCAAGGAAGTTAGCCTCTATAGTATCATTATCGATATTATTCTTATTTTGCTTTCCTCCCTTATTGCCAGAAAGAAGAGTGATGGTCTTCTTATTAACCTCCATCTTAGCCTTGTTAGTCTTCTGTTTAAGGAACTCGTCCTTATTCATCAAGAACAAAGCCAGATCAGCGGCCATGTCCGGATTCTTGATAGCCTCCGAATAAGCTTTATCTATAGCCGTATGACCTTGATTGTCTATCGGCTTGGTAACGAAATCGACAGCCTTACCTATCATCGTGTCAGTCAACTGGAACCCTGAGCTTATAGACGTCTTAAGACCTTTCTTATAGATCTTCATCTGCTCAATCAACTCCTGTTTCCTTTTCTCGGATTTTTTCTTCTCCTCCTCGATAAGGTTATCCATCTCCTTTTTCAGGATATCATGGAACTTATTGGCCTTGGACTCAATGAACTCATCGCCCTTGCCAATCATCATCTCCATATTATCCTTTATCTCGTCTTCCGGCATACCCAACATCTTATAATAATGTTGGATGACCGCAAGCTGATCATTTCTGTTGCTCATATCAAGGTTATCCAACGGAGCCTGAATATTCTGATATTGGTTTAGAAGCTGACCTACGTTACCTCCAGCCTTATCCACCTCTATCATCTTCTTCATAAAGTCAGACATAGAACCGGTATCAACCTTATCCTTCAACAACTCATCGGCCTTATCCTTGATCAACCCCTCCACTATATCAAGTAGATCATCTTCTTTTGTGATAGTAGAAAGATCAACTGGCTTATCATCTACCATAATATCAAGGTTATCGATACTGTCGATGATACCTCTGGCGGCCATCTTCTCCAAGAAAGATTTCCCGTTAAAACCTGACACCACGTTATTATTATCAGTACCGCCTTCGCCAAAGGAATCCGGGTCTGGGTTGGTAGCGTCGCCGCCCTTATCCCCGCCACCGTCAGCCGCTCCGCCGTCGGCAGGCTCTTTATTGGTATCACCTATAGGATTACCATCCTTATCATATTTACCCTCGATATTATTCTTATCGCCATCACCGTCACCACGGTAAAAAAGTTCCTCGACACTCATGGTCTTAAAACCCTTAGCGAAATCACCCATGTCATTCATACAATTTCCTTTTTTGCTTTTTACAAAAGTATTATTAATCCAATTACCAATTAAATCAAACCCATTATAGTATATGACAGAATTTTACGCCAAAATGATTACATATTTTGTAAAAATATTTACAAAACTTGTAATCAATTCTTGTTTATTATTGACGTAAACCTATCTGTATCAGAACGTTTATTCCTAGCATCTATCTCCTTTTCCTTTAATTCCAACTTCCTTTTCTCTATCTCCTCACGAGATCTTCGCTCAGCCTCGGCATTAGCCTGTCTGGTTCTCATATCCTCCTCACGGATATCCAGATCCCTTTCCTTCAAGGCTCGATCCGCTATAGCTTCCACATAATCCATACCCTCTGCGTTATCTTGTGTCCTAGCCGCTTGACCGGCGGCCATTATGCTCTTACCCCGTAAATCGAAGTTACCCTTGATATAAGCCAGCTCCTTCTCCTTCTCATGCTCGTCATTACGGGCCTGTTGATCGGCCTCGGCTTTTTGCTGTACAAGTCGTTGTTGATTCTGGTACTCCTCCTGTCTTACACGATCTGCATAAGATCTGGCATCCCTTCCTATCTGATTCATCTCAGCCGTCGAGTTGGCATTCATCATTCTAGTGATATCAAGCAAGTCATTGCCCAAAGTATTCGTCTGTAATATATATTGCTTCAAATTCTCCAATTCCAGACGTTTCTTGGAATTAGAGACAGCCATAACATTAAGATGACGTAACGACAAGCTATTATCCGTAAGACTGACGTAAGCCAAGGACAGATCGCTGTTCCTGTACATCACGGTCCAATCGTATCCTTCCTTCTGGCATACTTGAGCCACGGCTAGATGAATATCCAATGTCCGTTTCTTGAAGTCATCGAAATCATTAAAGTAAGTCTGGGTCTGTAGCATAGTAGCGTTAACTCCCTGTTTTACGCCCGTAGAACTCTCGTATCTAGTTGACTGACCCATCGCTTGCTCGGATATACCTATCATCCTATAAGCCATCATATAGGCGTAAGACGCCATTTCCATACGGGATCTTATCTGATCCGTATTAGTAAGATCATATACACCGAACTGATTATATATGCTGCTCATCTGCGGATTCTGGTAAGGATTGTTTGTGTCATTACCACCTACACCCATAAATGAGACGGACTTCACAATCTGCATGAAAGTAGCCAAAGCCCCTTTCTTGTCCATCATATCCTTATATTCCGTAGGCAGGAATCCTAAATCGCCTAAGAAGAACTTACCGATCTCCTTCTCGGCGTTATTGTATAGCTGGTTCATAGCAAGGTTATACATCATCTGGAACGGCTGTATGCGATCAGCGAGACTAGCCCCTATAAATCCCGAAACCGGAATGACATAATCATACAGACTGCTGTCACCATGTATCTGATGAGGTATTGGATCCCCACCAATATATATAGGCTTATCCATTAAATTACCTCCAGTAATCTTAACTCCAAACCTAACCTCAGGGACATACTCCAAGATATAGGTGTTCACCTCAGGATCACCAACAGCATCGGCCATAACCCTCTTTACTTTCTTTATGCCATTCTTCTCTAAGAACTCCGGAAGCAACTCATCAGTTACAAGCTCCTGATCAACCATCCCGGTCTCCGTCATGTAAGTTATTAGAAATACCGGTTTCATGGACACCCAATATCCTTCCATGACTCTAAAAAGACGGGAATCTATCTCATATCTCTTTCCATTGGACATGTCAGAGTTAAAATAGCCAAAGGGATGGAAGCGGGGCAAGAAGCGGGGCTGGGTGTGTTCCTCTCCGTCCGGCCCGAAGGTATGGTACTCTCCCATAGGAACACCATAGTAATCCTCAGCCGCAACGATAGATTCATAATCATGATACCCTTTCCATGGAATAACCTCATTCTCATACATACCGGTAATAGAAGGCTTCTTTTTCTTCTGATCATACCTAGTACCGTCATTGGATACCCATCCCTCGTAATCATCATCACCGCCCATAATCCTGCGTTTATCCTTGGCCGTCATCTTATGGCCGTATTTTGATATCAACTCAACACCCTCGTAATAATGAATACGGCCCACATAACTTCCATATTGCGGATATTTCACATCAGGATGGAAAACCTCCATCGGACTCCACACCTCCGGACGGTAGTAGTCAAATCCAACGAAATGATTGCGGAACATCTTACCGCTAAGGAGCCGGTCACGGAAATTCTCACGATCAAGCTCATCCATATAAAACCGGCTACGGTCAGCCTCGATCGTATGATCCCCCCATACCGCCGCCTGCGTCTTCCATCTTGTGCTCATGAACCTCTGGATATCGTCAGGGGTCATAGACACCTTGGCTTGTTGAATTTGCTCTGCGTAAGCCTGACGTTCCTCCTCGGAATTAAACTCATTGTATGTAGGATCAAGACCAGCCTCTACAAGGCGTTGGTTAACGATAATATCCCATTGCTCTTGAATATGGCGATGAAGAAGATTTGACATCGTATCCTCATACTCACTTATAGCCATATCCCCTACCTCATTAACCGTATACTTATCCTGTAGGTTTGTCAACCATCCCTCAAAAGCGTTTACAATACCACCTATGATATCATAATGCTTCAAGAAAGAGGGTATCCTTATATCACTCCTTAACTTCTGTACGTTTCTTAACTGTGGGATAACATCCGCCATCTCCATAAAAGATAACTTACCATCCGCCATTAGATAATAGTCACGGTACATCTGGTTGCGATCATACTGTTTCAATCCTATCGCCTCAAGAGCGTCCATACAATCCTCTTTCCACTTCCTGTTCTTTTTCTTCGTGGAAATAGCTTGAGGAGGTAATCCTAATAACGCTCCTTTTGCTGGAAACGAATGATCTCTATTGAAAATCTCCATATCAATCCAATTGTTTTTAGCAAAGATAAGTTATTAAGCAACACTAAACTACCGAAACGCACCTATAGATACCGATCCAAAGGCAGAGGCATATACCTCATGGTGTTTATAAGCGTCTTCTTTGCGGGCATTATTCATCTCCTCGATCTTCGATTTAGGCATGTAGTTATTATCGTCAAAATATCTGGCGAGAACCAACGCATGCCCGAAGGCTATTATCCTATCGACGTTCAATCCGGGCTTATACTGTATTATCTCATCCAATAGGGCTATATCATCGATCAGCTCAATACCCTTGACAGTTATATCAAGACCAGTCTGATCATCATAACCAATAACGAAATCCTGCCAGCAATAATCCACGACGCACGAGAATAGCAGGTTCTGGTTGCCGGGGGTCGGGTATAGCCCCAGCTTGCTGTTCTGCCGGGAGCCGGCCTTCACGTACTTATTGGCTATTGCCTCACCAGCAAACAGGAAGAAAGACGCTGGCATACCGCTCTTCCGATTAAGATACTGCTCATACATCTGGTCAGCGTTCTCCATAAGGCATATAGCACCATATCCCTTCTGAAGCACCTCGCACGTACGGCAGAATTGGTCTATAGATGATGGGCGGGATACGTAAGAGGCAACTATTCTATAGGCATAAGGATCTCGGATACCAACACGCCTTTTGAATATATAAAAGGATCCCAATGAAGGAGTATCAGACTTGGCCTGCTTATACGGATCTTGGCCCGCCACATAAATAAAATCATCAAACCTATTGGATTGAGGCATCTCGAATATCTGGACAGGAGCGTCAATAACACCGCCGCTAAACGGGAATCCAGCCAGTTGCTTATTCGATTTAGTAGTCCCCAGTTTATTACCTGACTCAAGAAAGACATCACACAGCATACCGCTATATTGCCCCGACTCAAGGAGATCATTCTTATGCTTGATAGCGTACTCGACCGGAAATAGGTTCTGGGATGAGCTTAAAAAACAGTCATCGATCGTAAATGGATAGAACATAGTATGAGAAGTGTACGCAACCCTATCTTTTGTAGATAGTTTCTTCCGTTCCTCATTAAGTTTATTGGTACTAGCATCGAAATCAGTAGCGTCGATCTTGATCTTATTAAGCTTCTTGTCATCAGGCTTACCAAGATAATCGCCCAATCCTATAGTTCTCTTAACACCGGAGTTAGCCATCTGACCGGGAACGAACATCGCCCATTTCCGTTCTTTCCATGTTTTCCCTTTCATGGCTCTACGATTTAAAATATCCCAGTCCATAACCAGAAGATTGTAGGTCTCAGGATCAGAAAACATTTCTTGAGCGTCCTTGGATAATTCTACCTCACCACCAGTACCAGCCAAGATAGGGCTAAGACGCCAGCCGTAAGGCGTGTCGTAGGACGGCATGGCGGCCGTGTAAGGCTTCTTGATAGGTCCCTTACCAACCTCGTCGAAAATAGCCGTAGCCGGTGTCAAACCAGCCGTCTTCTGCGTGGAGGTCTTCCTACCCATGTTGATGTTGGCTATAGAGATAATGGCATGGATATCACGTACGCCATTGGACATCCTCTTGCCTAATGTAACGCCCGAACTCCAGTCGGTCTTGGTCCTGTTGATCCTGAAAAAAGGATGAACATGATCAAGACCATACTCACAATACTCACCTATATTAGATAAATCGCTATCGCTGAAACCTACCACGGAATGGCTAAGCCCGATCGTCATGGTAGCGTTCATCTGGAGAAGTGATGACATGATGGTCGTATTATGGGATACGACAAAATTGGTAGTAAGAAACTGATGAGATTTATTATCTACCTCAATACAAGTAGCCTTATACTTCCCGTAATAATCTATATCGGATATCCTAAGTCTGTTATGGGTCTTGGATATATACATATCATCGCCATCCATGACACAATAATATCCCATAGACCAGAATATTCTTCTTACGAAGGATATAATATACTCACTTTTGTAAACGACCTTAAAACGATCGTCACCAGTACTTATGCCGCAAGCTATCTTCATGAATGAGCTTATAAACAACTCTTTCTGTTTTTTGGATGAATAAATAATATCATCCATCTCCTTATTGCTTAACTCGAAGATCCTGTCGGTAGATCCACAAAGGAAAGAGGCGGTCAGAGACCCAAGGAGATGGGGCGACATCAGCCACCGCCGCTCGGGGAAATCCACGGCCTCCCCTATGTCTATGGTCATCTTCTGGAAGTCAGAGTGGATGATACCCATGGTGCTCATGACTTTATAATCACCATGATACTTGACTTTCCACTGGTGCTGCCCGCAACATACTATACTGCGTCCGTCCTCAAACGTAACCTTATACATATCAACGAATCCTTGAGGATATACGCCTACTATAGTCGTAAGCTTACCATCATCGCCATATATGATATCCCCGATATCAGCGAACCCTATCTTCTTAGGTCCATAAGGAGTATATATCAGCTCCGAGTCCAGAAGAGCCTTGCCAAAACGACGAGTACCAAACATCCCCAACCCTTTCTTCTCCTGACGGGCACGTTGGTACATCTCGGCGAAAAACCATTCGTTATCACGCAAACGACTGATCGCTGGCACACGTTCCCCGTTTGGAAGATCCTGAAATACGGGAAAGAAATTAACATGCCAATAAAGCCATGGGGGGATGAACGTACCATTGATAGTCACCCCGTACTTGACCTTATAAGCCTCTTCTTTAAAGAACTGCTTAACATCGTCATCCTGATCCTCCCAACCGAACAGATCGTTCCATACAGGAGGATTTTTCATGTTTACATAAAATTCTGGACTCGTGCTTAAACTCATTTCATAATATCCTTTAAAACAGACTCAATTCCACCAGAAACCTGACCCTTACGTTCCTTTTTCTGGACATTGCTTACAGACCTATATACATCCATGATCCCACTTTTCTCCATATAAGAATCATTCCATGTATTTATCTTATCGATTAATTTTGATATGAAGTCAAATGCCCTTGCCATATCCTCCGGCTTCTCCTTGTCCCAAGGATGCTTATCAATATAAGTCTTAGCGTCATTTATAGCCTTAGCTATGACCTCAAGATTGTCGTTAACCCGATCAGCGTCCTTACTCGTCGGCTTTCGTCTTCCCTGTGGCATTAGCTTTCATATCTTTAAACTCATTATACTGTTTCATAAGAAGCTCATAAGATTGAACAACCCCGATCTTACTTACTTCCGTCACGCTCATGTCATGGAACATATCCTCAAGCTCCTTGTCAGCATATCTAAGACGTTCCTTGTCATCATAAAACACGAATCCAGACGTTCTGTCTTCTATAATACCCTTGGCGGTGGACGCATATGTCGTATCTAAATCCAGATCCATACCGAAGCTGGTAGCCAACTGGATCATGAACATCAACCTAGAATTGACTTTTACAGCCTCTATATTCAACATCTGTATCTTATGGGTCATCTCATGAAGAACGACAAAATCCTCCTCTTTTATCAACGAAGATGATTTAAGGGCTATCTTCTTAGTCCTATCCTCAATATCGCTATACAGACGCTTGCTCTCACGCTTTATGGCTATCCAATGCCTTATATGAGTATCCGCCTCTTCTTTAAGATAATCCCTGATCTCTTTTTTGATATCCTTATCCTCTTCCATTATAATCACACGTTATAATCATTATTATTTAATTCAATCTCATCACTGATGCTTTGGTCTATAGACCTCAATAAATCCCTGGTACTAACATCCCGCAAGAAGCGGACATTACCACCATTAGCCCTAGCTATCCTCCTTAAAGCGGAGTAAAGTATATCACCCAACGAATATTCAGGCAACTCACGGCATCCGACTTCCATGACAATAAGGGCATGGATACGATCATCTATCTTACTTCTTACGGGACTTCGCATAGTATTTACTTATAAGCTTCCCCTATAATACGTAGCGGGAAATGTTTGAAATTACGTTCAGGATCATCCTTCGTATAACCCATAAGAGATAGATGTTTCTCAAAATGACCTTCCGTATATTTTGAGGTATCCAACGTTATCCTAAATATAGTTCTATTCTCATTGTCAGGATGTTTGTTATATGACACGTCTCCCATACATCCACATCCAAGATGATGCTCCTTGACATGGAAACCATCTTTATGGGTAATAAATAACACGATTTCTATCTTATCACCTATTTTCTGATCAAAAATATTTAGATAAAACTCGCTCTCATCATCCGTCAGTCCTATATCAAAGGAATCGTTAGGGCACTCGATATTAAAATCGTTATGATCGGCTGTTATCACCTCCATAGCATTCCATTTAGCTTTCTCTCCTTCCACGAACTTCAACGGGCATACCTCGGTCTTCATCCAAGCCTTCTCCTTGATAAAACAACCACACAACGAACATGCCTGTCTTCCCATCAATCTTTGCAGCAATACCTTAGCTGGTAACTTAAAGAAAGCTATATTAGAAGAGTTCTTAGGACATTTCTTGCATAATTCAAGACGATTCTTATACCATTCGGGATAATCTTTCTTATCCTTAGGAATCCTACCCAATAAACTGTCTTCCCAAGCTTGGGCTATTACTTGGGCTTTACCAATTGTTTGCATATTATTTCTTAAATTGTTTTTGTTGAAAATCCTGTAATTGTTCCCATGTCATTCCATACCGACATTGATACATGGCCTCATGGTTATCACGTATAAGAGGATCTCCGTTCTTCAACCCCTCCATATCCTCTATCGCCTTAATCTTCTTATCCAGACAATCAAGCTCAATAGGCATCCTTTCATCCGGATAACGATTACCTTCCTTGACAAATATCCGGCGTATCTTATCACGCCTTACCCGCATCTCTCGGAGATTGCATATAACGTATCCGATAAACGGGATTCTGATAGATATATTGTCAGTATACCTAGCTAGATGATGGATGTAAGATACGGATGCTTTCATGCACCACTCTACCTGTTGTTTGGTAAACTTCCCATCAGATCTTCTTACCACCTCATCCACGATATCCCTATCGAATGAAATAAGATTCCTACCCATCAATATCCAATTTGTTTCTCTTGAACACAAACCCCATTACACGGGTATCATCACCCTCCCCGTCAAGAATAAAATAGTTACGTAAGCTTCTCATCTCAATAGACAGCTCACGGGTACGGAAGTTCCCGTTCTTCTTGTCCACCAGAAAACCACCACGCTTCAGTTCATTGTTAAGGACAGCTATGTAAGACTCCTTCTGTCCATGACAATCCATGTACTTAGCCCTGGTATCATCCGAGTATCCGTAGTTGATGTAGAAAGAAAGTAAGTTTATCGTCCTTTCGGTAATCAAGCTCTTACCCTTAGAATCCAGATAGCCGTTGTATATCCTTAAGAACTGCTGGATCATATCCAACCTAGTATCATAAGGCAATGCGAATACGAAAGCTTTTCTCTGCTCGGCCATACAAAATTAGTTTTCAGCAAAACTACTTAAAAAAAATATCGTTGTCAAGAAATTTTGCTATAATCGACATAATATATGCTGACTAGCATGTATTTACGAGAATCCAAAGGAGAAAAGCTAGTGGGGTAGGACGAACGAAGCCATGCATGTCTACGTCTGGCTACAATAGCGAGGACAGTGAAGTTAACGTACGCTACGCACGTGGACGGCGGGGGACAGCCTTATCCTGCCTCACGGGATGCGACCACTCCTTTTTTCTTTTTGGCTTATTGGCCTCCTATCCTTCCGTCATCGTCCAAGGCATCCAAAGGGAAAAGGTTGGTGGTGGACACGCAGGGGGACATAAGGTAAGGCTACCGCCGTCATCACGGATCGTGCCGTCGGGACTACGCAATTGACATGGACGGCGTGAGACGATACGATCCGTACCTTGAGGAATGTAGCCCAACCTTTTTCCCTTTGGCGTTTTCACCTTCTCCCTACTTACCTTACAGGATATGGCTCCAGGTATCCAAATAAAGAATGACCGGCTCTCGCTACATGGACGGCGGTAGAACTATGTTCGCCTGCCGGAGCGTGAGCGACCGCATACGACCTTACTTTTTTCCCTTTGGATTCCTTCCTCCCAAGCTATGGGATATAAAGCCAAGGGGAAATGGGAGGCCTTGGGGCATGGGGCCTGCCGTAGAAGATACGGACGGCCGGAGCGTGAGCGACCGCACATGACATCGCTTTTTCTTCTTTGGCTTCTGCTCCACCCGATCCCCCTACTGGGGTCCCGGCTTCCGGTATAAGATACGGCTTCTACCAGGTTTAGCCCGCGGTATGCTACCTGACGGCACCATACCTTGGCGGTAAAAAGCAATGTTTTATTAAATAGAGACTTTAAGTGGAGTACACAGGAACTCGACGTCAGGAGAGGTTCTGTGTACGGATAGAGATATTAGTAAGTAAAATATATTTATAGAGTTAATTATATTTAATAATATACCTATTAACGCGCGCGTAACAAGTAGGTTGAGAAAAACCATCGTTCACGCTCACAGCGTTTTACGGACATCACCTACCCCTCCTCCCCCCCCCTAAACAACAATGGGCGACCTTCACAGGCTACCCATCCATCCGAATAACTTGTTTCGTATTGATAAAACTTGTATATTCGCAGCAAAAACTTTAAAAAAATGTCTGGAACAAAGATAGCACTTTTACAGAAAATGAAATCAAATTTCGATAAGATTCTTACCGAAAAGTATATTCCACGTAATATTCAGACCAAGAAAGATGAGCTAGGATGTGTAAAACTTCCAGCCGGATCACTTATATGTCCAGTTGATTTTAAGCATGTTACTAATAAGGAAGGCAAGAAAGTGACAGCCATAAAATATTCATCGAAACATGAGGAGTATCATGGATCGGGAATCCGGATCAGCGATGAATGTAAGATGGCAATGATATATCTTATTATCATAAACGTACTCAAACATGTGTTTCTAAGAAAAAGGATGCAAGATGGAAACAGAGATCAGATAGAGATCAATACCAATGATTTTATTGATATTCTATCGGATGGATGCGCTTATTTCTGCTACCGACATGTATTAAGAGATTCTCACGAAGATATAAACTACCAACTTATAAGTCTAAAGGCTTGGGCTGAAGGAGAGATCAGAATAGCATTGTCAGATATCATAAAATACAAGCATAAGGCTAGTAAGGTCCCAAGGATAAAGGATATGTTTGTAAAGAAAGGAGAATCCATATACACTTGCATTGATAAGAATCTTGATTCGGATTCTAGGCGAAGAATGGCTAACAAAAGCCGGAAGCTTGATAGGGTGAGAATCCTTTCCAAAATAATATTCAGAGCCAGAACCAGAAACGTACATCACATATACAAGGTAACTAAAAGAAAGACAGTTAAGTTCAATGTAGCATACCTTCTTAATGAGTTGAATAAGAAGCTCATAGGCATAGGTATGCGTGAAATATCTCAATCCACTATATACAGATACATAAGCATGTTCTTAGACATGTGTAAGAAGAGTATATCCGATTTGTATGACGAGGTAAAAAAAAACAATGGAGTGGTGAATACCAAAGACAGAAAGAACGTAACTATCGGATGCTTAAGACTATTATACAAGGGGAAATATATGCATATCCTTATATCGACAGAATACATAAGAGATGTATTTTTAGGAGAAAAATCTTCTGAGATGAGTAAAGCTGGATGATTTGAGTATCAGATATAAAATTTAATATTTACATATTATTCACATTTATTTTTAATAGTTAATTATAACTATTCGTATCTTTGTACCATAAACTTAAAAGATATGGTAAAAGAGGATTTTAGAAATGAAAACGACCTCCTTCGTCATATTATGACGGTGGATAAAAACGTAGAGCAGGGTCGTGCCTTGAAGAAGATTTTCACCACTAGGGAGAATCTGTTTATTACCGGTAGAGCTGGTAGTGGTAAAAGTACGTTCATGAGACGTATCGTAAAGTTCTTGGGTAAATGTGTTATTGTAGCTCCTACTGGCGTGGCTGCGTTGAACGCAGGAGGGCAGACCATCCATTCGTTTTTCTCTATAAAGAACGATCCTTATATCCCTTCTATCGAGAGAGGTATGTTGTCTAATAAGGTGGATGTAAGTCCGTTTATGAAGAAGAAGATCAGAAACCTTGATACTATCGTTATCGACGAGATCAGTATGGTAAGACCTGATTTGCTTGATGAGGTGGCTGATATACTTAGACAATGCAGGCGTAGCAAGGAGCCTTTCGGTGGAGTTAGGTTGATTATGTTTGGAGATCTATCACAACTACCACCTGTGGTGACGGCGGATGATTTTATCGACAAATATTATGAGAGCCGGTTCTTTTTCTCATCAAAGGCATTAAGAGCGTCAGGATTCTCGGTCATTACCTTCGAGAACGTATTCCGTCAAAAAGATCCTCAGCTTCTTTCCGTACTTGAGGATATAAGATGTGGGGTTATTACCGATGAGTCAAGACAGATATTGGATAGTAGGGTCAAGTATCCGGATAATATGGATAATACTATAATTATATGCTCAACTAACAAAGAAGCTTATGAGATAAATAAGACTAATCTTGATAAGATCAATAATAAGGTATTTAAGTTCGATGCTACCGTATTCGGGGAGAAACCTGTAGCGCCCTGTGAGGATGAGCTTATAGTAAAGGTAGGAGCTAAGGTCATAATAACCAGAAACGGCAACGGGTATGTCAATGGCTCGATGGGTATCATAACCAGCATAGATACTGTTGATGAGACGATATATGTTCATCTAGATAACGATACTGAGGTGGAGATAACTAAAGAGAAATGGGAGAAGATGAAGTATAAGCAGGTAGATGATTCCCTTGAAGGCATTTCTTGCGGCTATATAATACAATATCCATTGAGGTTAGGATACGCCATAACTGTCCATAAATCCCAGGGAATGACTTTAGATAATATATTTGTAGACATCAGCAGAGCCTTCGAGATAGGACAGATATATACCGCTCTTTCAAGATGTAGGTCTATAGACGGGCTTTATCTAAAATCAGTGCCTAAGGAAGATATGGTACTGCTAAGCGATAAGATATCTGACTTTATAGAGAAGGTGGATGAGAATGAGGGTGTATTGAATCCGGAAAAGATATCTGATATCGGGAAGGATATGATTAAGAAACAACAGGATTTATTTAACTTCGAGGAATACGGATTATAATGGCTAAGAAAGAACTTTTTTCAGACGTAGATGAGTTAGTATCATCTTTAAATAAAGAGCTTGGAGAAGGCTCGATAATGAACTTCGGTGATGATAAGCCTATAATATCCATACCAAGGGAAAGTACCGGATCGCTGGTGGTGGATAAGGCCCTCGGCGGCGGATGGGCGGTAGGCCGCATCCATGAGCTGGTCGGGATGGAATCTTGTGGCAAGACCATGATGTGTACGTTAAGTATGATCGAGTTCCAGAAAAAACATCCAGATAAGCTGGTAGCTATAATAGACGTGGAGAATGCTTTCGATATTGAGTACGCTAAGAAAATGGGATTGGATATAAACCGGTTTTTGATCTCCCAACCAAGCTACGGGGAGCTGGCTATTGACATCACGGCCAAGCTGGTGGAGTCCGGCAGGGTAGGATTTATTGTCGTGGATTCCGTGGCAAATCTAGTCCCGAAGAAGGAGATCGAGGGTGATATGGAGGATAGTAACATGGGATTGCAAGCTCGATTGATGTCAAAGGCTATGAGAGTTCTTACAGGGATCGTAAACAAAAGCGACTGTGTTCTGGTATTCATCAACCAATATCGGGAGAAGATCGGTGTTATATACGGCGATCCTAAGGTAACGACCGGAGGTAACGCCCTTAAGTTCTATGCCTCTATCCGTATGGAGATGGCGAGAAAGAAGGTTATTGTAGGAGAAGATGGCTCTTCTATCGGTCATGAGGTTCGGATAAAGGTATTGAAGAACAAGACAGCTATACCTTTCCAGATAGCAGAGACAGCATTGTATTATGGCGTAGGATTTGACAAGGAGCTTGAACTTTTGAAGTTGTGCGAGGAAACCGGTATCTTTACCCGTAAAGGATCATGGTACTGGTACGGGGATGTCCGGGTAGGAAATGGGGTGGATAATACGTTAAGCATCATGAGAGATAATTGTGAGTTATGTCAAGAATTAAGAACTAAATTGAATATCTGATTATGGCAATAGGAGTAAAATTTGTGGATGTAATTCCATCCAGCGTAGAGAACGCTGTGGAGGTTAAGAAAGGGGATGTGAAGAACTATCTGTTCGTAGGTATTCCTATGAGCGAGTTTATTGGAAAGAGATATGAGTATGAGGGATTCATATACATGTGCTTACAAGGTGTAACCGGTGGGGTTGAGCTTGGCGGTGATATAGCCGTAGCCGTATTGAGACCGGTTCGCCCCGCCGTAGGGGAGGCTTCTTACCATTTGGTGGATATCAAGAAGTGTAAGTATAATAGAACTGATGTAGTTCTATTATTTAGAGAGGGAGATTTCAAGGTTGTTAAACGTGATGATTGTAATTTAATTTGATTATGGATGCTGAGAAGATATTTGTTACAAAATATAAAATAAATGGAGAAGAATATATTGGATGGATATATGCGTCTAATATAGATCAGGCTAATGATTTTCTTAATCAGAGGAGAAATACCGAGGAAGTAGTTGGTGGTCCGTGTATAGATCAAGATGAGATAAATGATGTTATTAATCATATATAGTGTATGGGAACATATATATCAATAAAATCAACAGTAAACGCATTCAGGTACGGTATTGAACCTGTACCTGAATGGTACGATAAGATATCCAATAAGACCAATGAAGTCGATGTTATGGTTGACGGGAATAAGGTAAAGGCATTGGATATAAGGATAGAAAACGGCATTCTACGGGCTTTTTACGGTTATTATATAGGTATGTATCCGGATAAATCGATACAGGTGTTTAGACCGGAGGATTTTCATTCATTATATACGCTCAAGATATGAAAATATACACAGGACTGATAAAAGATCTAGGATGTAGATGCTTTTATTACGATAGCGGTATGAATATACCTATTGGGTTCGTATGCGCTGAGATACCTGATATTAGTTCTATATTATCATCAAAGAATGGATTATCTCATTTTTATGAACATATGATAATAAAATGCAATGATGATATTAGTGATAAGTTATTCTTTGATTTTAATGGATATACAGATCCTAGATCATTAGTATTTAAAGGATTTACATTGCCTGATGTTGATATCAAGAAGTGTATTGATTTTTCTTATAATTTTATCGTATATCCAGATATAAGTGAAGATCTTATAGAAAGTGAGAGGAATGTTATATTAACTGAAATTGATAATGATGAATCATGTATTAATATCGATAGACTTATAAAACTATCTGGAATAGATAAACGTTGTTTTATAAACACATTAGGTACTAAAAGGTATGTCAGCAAAATAACAAGGGATGATCTTTATATGTGCCGAGATACGATATTGAATAAGTCAGAAATAGTATTTCATTTATATGGATGTGATGATTTTATGAATAAATATGTATCAGATATAACGGAATTATCAAATGAAGTTGATATTAATACATACTATCGTAATAGTCTTAAATATTTCCATGTTCATGATCCTAAATATGGTATTTATAAATATACTAAAAAGCCCAAACAGTTATATGTATCATTTGTATTAGATAATTATGATTTTAAGAAATTGTGCGTGTTGCTTATCATATTATCTATGATGTGTGATAATTATAATTTCTCTATGTTTAATTATCTTAGATCTAACGGATTATGTTATTCAGTAAATAGGAGATATATAGAATGCACGAATAGAATAGTGGCCAACTTGATAATTGACGTAAGCCCAGATAGATGTGATATTACAAAAGATTATGTGGTTGATTATATTAATAGCTTTAAGCTTATAGCGAATAATGACAATATAGAATATGCTATAAGAATGATTAAATTGGATGATAGATTGAATATAATGAATATTGAGTATTACCACGATGCCTATATATCTTTTGTAAGATCAAGACTTAATGGGGTAATGGATTTGTATAAATCATATGACAATATATCTGTGGATGATGTTATGGATATGATTAAAGATATTACCGAGGATAGATTAATAATTCAATACTGCTCTTTATGAATATAGCGATAGGAATAGATCCGGGTATAGATACCGGAGGATTGGCCATGATCCCGGAGAACGGAGAGGTTAAGGTAATTATGACACCAAGGATATCGGCTAAGGGGGATATAGATCTTAGGGCTATATCAAGTTTCTTTCTCGATGCCGCAGATAAAATCAAAGAAGGAGGTGGGGGGACGCTGGCGATCGCCGTCGAGGACGTCCACAGCATCCACAACAGCTCGGCCGCCAGCAACTTCACCTTTGGAGGGAGACGCCGGGAACCGAACGCCCTATTCGCTATGATGGTGGAGATGATGGAGCGATACGGATCTCACCCGGATGTTAGGTTCATGTTCGAGGAGGTACAGCCAAAGACATGGCAGAAGGAGCTTCATACGACAGCCGATCGGGTGTATACGGCGGCTAAGCTGGATACGAAAGCTACCTCCATCCGATGCGCCATACGCCTTTTCCCTTTGGTCTCTTTCGTGAAACCATGGTCAGGAAAAGGAGTACAACCTATTAAGATACAAGACGGAATGTGTGACGCTACGCTTATAGCCGAGTATATTAGACGTAAGTTTAAGTTATTTTAATACTATTAAGCGTTTATTGTATTTGAGTTAATATAATTATGATTACATTTGCGATGTAATAAAAAGTAGTTCGTTATGCTTATAAGATGCTTGTCGAAATCATTAAATGAGAAGTTGAGTAAATTGGAGCTGGTTGTTAAAAATGTCGGATCTAATTCACTTTATAAGAATATTAAGATAGATGTTGTTAATAATCTGGCTTATATCACTTCCGTAAACGCCAAGGTATGTGTTATAGAGCGATTGGAGGTTGAGGCTGACTCTAACTTCTCCTTCTTGGTCGAGGCAAGCTCTTTCATCAGGTTTGTAAAAAAACAGAAGAATGGTGAGATTAAGATCGTGCTTTCCGATAAGAAGGACAGTATTACCGTATACTACGCCTCTGGTGAGTATAGTTGTCCGGCTTTTGATGTAAATACTTTCCCTGTGGTATATAAGATCCCTGATGGAGGTATTAATGTTAAGATGAATGATTATGTATCGGTCCTTAACAAGGCCAGTAACTATACGGAGATCAACGAGCTTTATCCTTGCATAGAGAATGTGGTCATTGATATTGATGAGATTAATATTAATATAGTAAGTACTGACAGGAATACTATTTACAGGTATTTTGTTCCTAATCAGGATAAGGTAGAGAAGGTATTCATCCCGGTATCAAACGCCTCCTCTTTATTACTTGATAAACATATAAATAAGTCATTAGATACGTTGTCTATCAAAGTAGATGATACTAGGACTTACTTCTCTACCCCTGATATGGATATGTATGAGATTCACTTTGACGGTAATTATCCTAACTGGAGGTTCGTGGACGAGCATTTTGTCAAAACAAGTACCTATGTCTTTGATAAAGATCTACTCGTCCAGGCCCTCCAGAATAATATCAAGGTAAATGAGTTCGATCATTGTAGATTGATATTCACTGAAAAAGGATGCGGTATTATGTCAGAGAACCCTATGTCGGGGAGATCTTGTAAGGAACGACTTACAGCTTTATCGCATTATGGTAATGACATTATGTGCGACGTATTATGCGGAAGGTATCTTGGTATCGTGAAAAGCATATCATGTAATAGGATCGTTATCGAGCATGACCATAAATCTCATTTCAACAAGATTTATGGGGAGGATAATAAGAACGAGTATTTCTTGTCATCATCAATTATTGTTTAATTTTTAAATGTATATATAATATGGGAGTTCGTGAAAATTCATTATCGTTTAATACACAATACTTTAATATAAGTGGGGGTGGTGTATTGTATCAATCCTCAAGAGATCCTAAGGAAGGTTTCGAGGAGCATATAAATGAGAAGATAGGAGCCGTATCCTACTGGAGGGTTTTCTGGAACGGTATAGAAGGATATCTTTCTGATATTTTTGTATTAGAGCAGGAGATGAATGGCGCTAAGACAAATTTCTTATTTATAAAGATAAGCGATGAGGAAGGTAATTATGTTATAAAAGTTCCATTGATGACCTCAAAAGGTGGAATTAATAGCTATGCTAAGTCTCTTGTAAGATACTTGCCTAATATCGACCTAAAACGGAAGATTGTTATCAATCCTGCGCATACTAAAAAAGGAGAGCAATACGCTCCCGGTAATTTCTTTATCTCATACGCTAGGGAAACTCCAGACGGTAATGATGAGCTTATCCCGCAATATTATAAGAATGGACAGAATGGATGGCCTGACAGAGTTGAGAGTACTGATATAATGGGGAATAAGAAGTTTGATTATACAGCTCAAGATGCTTTCGCCTATCAAGTACTTAATAAGTACATTCAAAGCATTAAGACAGATGGTGTGAAACCCGCTCAGTCGGAAAGCCAAAACAACGCTGGTGAGGCTACAACGCAAACGCCCCCACCGTCATATCAGCCGCAAGCCCAGCCGCAGACGCCTCCTCCATCATACCAGCAGGCTCCGCCTCAGACAGCTCAAGCGCCTTCTTTTGGAGGTCAGCAACAACCTCCTCAATATCCTCCTTTTGGAGACGATAGTGACCTACCTTTTTGATTAACTAATTGAAAATGAATAATTTAATGGAAAGTAATTTTAATATATCTACTAAAGTGAACCGTGTCTCGATGCCTACCCAAAATAAGGTAGATACGGTTATGAAGAACCTAGGGCATCGATCTTGTATAGCGTATTCCGAGGAAAAGGATATGTATTATAAGGATGGAGAATGGGTAGCGTCGGATCTTGACGCTACTATCTTACCTCTTAGGGAGATGTTCGAAAAGACATCTGATTTGAAGTTGGGATTGAAGATCGTGTATTTAATAATCAAGTTATAATATGACTACAATTGAAGATATCAAGAAACTTCTGGAGAGTAAGTCGTTTACATCAGCCAGAGATCTTGACGAGTTTGAGGAAAAGCCGGATGATAAACAAAACGAGGTTAGACTGAATTGCGAACCTATGGTAGGGATGGTGGAGAAAGAGGGAAAGATCTTCCTTAACTCCGTAAGATTCTCGAAAGCATGGAACTCGTTGGGTAAGGATATTCCTATTAAACAGGGTAATGCCTTCCCATTAGGACAGGGTGATGTCCTTGATATAGACACAGGGGTATGGGCATCGTTCCCGGACAATACCATAGGGGTGTTGATGATGCTGCCGTCGTTTACCTGCGATACGGGACTTACTTTGGTAGGATCACCGTTCGTCTCGTCTAATAACGGGAATATCATGATCAGGGTAACTAATGTCCGTAAGGATATGGCTATAGTCGAGAAAGACAAACATATAGCTGAGTTAATTATAGTCGGCAAGATAAAAGCCGATATTCGTGAAACCTATAACAGTGATAAAGATGTTCGGATTGAAGATAGTAAAGAGTAGCTATATAAATACTCTAAAACAGGATCTTGATGAGGCTGTTAGCTATTCAAGTAGATTAAAAAGAGATTATGAGGATTCCCGCAAGAAGATAACGGAATTGGAAGAGAAAATAAAGTATCTTGATACGCTTGTCGATTCTCTTGATATGGATATAGATTCCAAGGATTCTCATATAGTTAAGATGGGGAATGAGCTTAGTAAATCAAGAGAGCTATATAATGAGTCGGTAAAAGAGAAAGAAACTCTTAAACGGGCTTATATGGATATCGAGAAGAAACATAAGTTATCATCTAAATTACTCGATGAGGCTAGAAGAAGATATAAGGAACTTGAGGACCAGAATAAAATCATGTCAGATCGTATCAAATATCTTGAGGCAGAGATTTTAGACATCGATGTTCCTGATGAGGTTGTTGTTGATGAGGATAAGATGGATCCTAACTCAGGTCATATTGATATACCTGAAAATAACGCCCCTGAGGTCGCTGATGCTGGTATTGACGTAAATGTCGAGAATAAGGCGGAGGATAAGAAGAAATCTAAGAAACGTAAAAAATCTAAGAAAAGTGAATAAGATCTTGTTTTTCTTGTTAACGTTATTTACCTTAGCGGTTGTCGGATGCAGTACGTCAAGAACCTACTATACGGAATATGATACTACTGATATATCTTATGTGGTGGATTCCATAGTGTCTTCCGGGACCGTGATGGGCCAATGGAAGGAGTGGCGGTTTACGCTGGACGACGGCCGGGTCGATAACTTTGGCTTTACCGCCCTGTACGACGCCAAGGGAAAGGCTAGGGGGTCTATACAGGTAAGGCAAAGATCCGATACGTTTAATATCAAGATAATAGATTATCATAAAAAGGATAAGTAATGGAATACGGACTAGGTTACATACCATCACCAGTGGATGACAGGGACTCTATCATGAACATGCAGCACGAGGCTGTTCCTGATGAGTATAAGATCAATAATGTCGATAGCGTAGTGGATCAAGGATCTTCTCCTATTTGCGCGGCAATAAGCTTGGCTGAGATACTTAATTGGAGAAAGAGTATAAGGGCTATTAAAAGACCGGCTAAGATCTCTCCTTACGATATATATGATCTGAGAGAGGATAAGGATCAGGACGGGATGGTTCTTCGTGACGCTATCAAGTCTATCAAAAACGTAGGCGTAGATGGGGAGAAAATAAACAGTTACGCTAGGATCATAGATCCGGTATCGGCTAAGGTAGCGTTGATGCTGAATGGGCCTCTGGTTATAGGTCTGTATTGCTATAATTATGGTAATCGATTCTGGCAAGGCCAAGGACAGAACTTGGGAGGTCATGCCGTTATCCTCACCGGATGGGACAAGGCCGGCTTCGTCCTACAGAACAGTTGGGGGACGGGATGGGGTAGGTCTGGTATAGAGACGTTCCCGTTCGATGATTGGTGCTATATGCTAGAATGTTGGACAATAGTTTCATGATATTACTATATAAACTTCGAGAAATTCCGTCCCACATCCTCTTGTGAAAGACGATGTGGTTATTTAGGACCCGTAGCTCAATCGGTAAGAGCAATTGGCTCATGACCAGCAGGTTGTCGGTTCAAGTCCGGCCGTGTCCACAGTTGGATTAATAGAGTTTGTCATTAGATTTAGAGTTTAGATTTTGTTTGATGTCCTTGTCCGGGAGGATCGGGACATATGGATCCGAGGATCATTGGATGATTACCATAATATTGGAGATGCTGGTTCGATTCCAGCCGGATTCGCTAAAATATTGTTTGGTAATTATATACAATTTATAGATCTTTGAATAAAGGGGAGTTAATTTAACGGATAGAATTTACGATTCCTAATCGTAGCGTGGATAAGGGTTCGATTCCCCCACTCCCCACATGGTGTTTTCTTAAACATATTCCCGCAGGTCGGTAATTAACGATAACCGGTAGACAGCCTACGGGAATCAACAAAATCTTACGTGCTTAAGATCGCTTTCAGTTCTATTTTTCGTGTGTATCTATAGGAGGGTAGCACGACCCTCCTTTTTATAAATACTATTTGGTATGGACATTAATCAGATAAAGAAGTATTTGCCAGTTGGATGGGATGTGGTTGACCTGATAGATCACGGTATAATCGATCTTGATATTATGAACGGGAAGATGATGGGAGAGTACGCCGCCATGTTGATGGTGAAGTCGGACGTGAATAGTGTCGGGTACTCAGTGACTACCTTCTCATTCCATGATAAGGATATGGATAAGTTGAGGATGTTGATAGGTAACGCTATAATGGCGGTTGGGTTAAGGAATAATCCTCTGACAGGAGATGGGAACACGGCAATCAAATAAAGGTATTGAATACACTGAAAGAGGGATATTGGATATCCTTAACAGACAGTTCTTGGTATCGCCTAAATGGGTGATAAATAACCTGTATGTATATAACTGGGAGTCCGATTATCTGGCTATAACTAGATCCATGTACGCCTATGAGGTTGAGGTTAAGATCTCATTAGCTGACTATAACAAGGATTTCGATAAGGAAGGCAAGCACCAAGTAATGCAAGGCTGGTTCGAGGCCCGGAAGCAAGCCCTATACGAGACCGGGGACTGGGTCAGGTACGGCCGTCCCAACTACTTCTACTACTGCGTTCCGGATGGGTTGGTTGATCCTAAGGACATACCTCCGTACGCCGGGCTTGCTTATGTTTGTGGCAGGAATTTGAGAAAGGTCAAGGACGCCCCTATCCTGCACCGTGATAAATTTGACCCAGAAGCTTATAAAATGGCAGATAAATTCTACTATAATTGGTGGAATGAGAGACGTAAGGCCAGACAGATAGAAGGGAAAGATATGAAAGACGAGTTCAGGAAAAGCATGAAAAAGGTAAAGGAGAAGATAACTAGGGATACCAAGGAGAAGGCGATGGAGGCGTTCTGGAGCGTCTGCGATTATGCCTACTGGCCGTACGGGGGAAGAGGGGTGCCCGGGATGAGGCCCAACTGTTCCGCTTGTGGCGAGGAATGTAAATTACAATGCCCGAAAGGGAAAGAATTTAAAGACAAGATACGATGAGCAAGATTAAAGATGTATTGGCAAGAGCCATTTCGTTAGCCTCGGAACAACCTATGAGCTATAAAGAGGCGATTGAGTTACTTAATGATATAGATACGTGTAAGGTCAAGATATGGCTGGAAGAAGGAGCGATATTGCCTAAGTACGCCCATAAGGAGGACGCTTGCATGGATCTGTTCGTCAAGGATGTAGAACTTGACGGAGGCAGGACCATATATCATACCGGTGTACATGTAGCATTGCCGGAGGATTATGAGATGGAAATACGCCCTCGTAGTAGCATCACCAAAACAAAGTCTATTATCCAAAACGCCCCGGGAACCGTTGACGAAGGATATAGAGGCGAGATTATGGTAGTATGTAGACGTGTGGATTGTTATGATGATCCTTCTTATTCGGTTGGGGACAAGGTAGCTCAATTGCTTATCCGTAGGAGGGAACGTATCGTATGGGATCAGGTTAAGTCGCTGGATGACCTCGGATATACTGATAGAGGCGACGGTGGATTCGGAAGCACGGGGAGGTGATCATGAGCGGAAGGGTTAAGATAAAGATCAAGGATAAGAAGCCTAAGATCGATGTATTTAAGGTGATAGAGAACCGGTTTAAGAACATGAACGAGCTTCGGGATCTGATCGACATGGATCCAAGGAAAGGGCTGGTCAGGATCCGGGACGGGGCCGGCTTTAGGGAGGTGGAACGGGGCGGGTGCCTGCATCGGAACTACCTTAACCTGTTGGAGGAGGAGCTAGGAGCTAAACTATCAATAGATCTGATAGATAAATATATTAAAAGGAATATCTAGTTTTATACATCTGCCCTAGGAAT